ATTTTGGCAAAGGACTCGGCTGCTGTTTCCTTGCTAACCCAACCGGCATCGCTTGCCGTCAACAGGGCGGAGACCAGTTGATTAATGCTGGTCGAAATCTTTGTCATATCCTTGGTTGTAATCTCGGGTAGGCTCAGCGTTATTTCGGAATCCTCGTCCGGCGTGTAACCCGTAGCAATTTCGGCCTGGTCTGCTGCGAACTGACACATACTCAAAAATAAACCTTTGATTATATTTTGGTCATGCTCAAGACTTTTAACCGTTGGGTCAGCCTGTGCCAGCGCCGTTGCTCTATTGGCATCATCGCCGAATCCATACCAGTGAACCGGAAAGCCCATACCACCCAGTATTAAACCCAGGATAGCACGAAAACTATCGATACTACCGGACTGATTGAGATTAGGTGCCCACATGTTCCAAGCCTCTTCGCTGTTATGAACGTTGACGCTACCCTTTTCTGGCGGATTGCTTCTGAGTGCCTTGGCCCGCTTACTTACTTTCTCATCATCTGCTCCATCCAGGGTAACATCAAAAGAAAAATAGCCGGCAAATCCTTCACGATCTCCGAGCGCGAACAACACCTCGTCGGCCTGGTCAAGCCAGTCGCCAACTTGTAGCAAATCACTCATGCCTCTCGACTGGTTGCTAACGGCGTTTACTTTGGTGTAAAAACACGAGCCATCATACTCAGATCGATCGCAATCTTTCAGCAGCTCGTTCTCCCAGGGTTCGAGAGTTGCCTGCTGCCATGTTACCAGTTTACCAGGATTCTTTGACTCGGTTGCCGCCTCATCGTCCACGTAGTCATCGTCCTCTCGAATGATGCGGTAGACATGCTTCTTCATATTTTCCATTTCAACAACAATGGCCCAGTCCTCAAGCGAGTTTTCTGGATGCTTTCTAATCTCTTTGATGTGGGATGGATCGATATAGCCGATAAGCACCCGGCCATCTGACTCGCGCACAAACGCTGGATAGCACTGTTCGCCGAATCCGAATAACTGCATGGTAAACTCGCTCGACCTTACTTGTAGTTTGTTGGCTTTCCAAAACGCGTCAAGGATCGGCTTTAGGTTTTCGTCGTTTGTATCCGGTACGGCGTTATGCCCAATGATGTGATCGCGCTTCATGGCGAGCACCCTCTTGGCTATGGGCGATTTTTGCCATAGGGTCCAAGCCGTTTCAAGAGCCTTCTTGAAATCAATCGCCCCCTCTCGGAGATAGTTGTCGCTCAATCGCTTGTAGCCGAATCCACCCTTCTGGAGGTCGCCACTTGCCGGGTCGTCGTTAGCACCATCATAGAAACCGGCCTCGAAAGCCCGGTCAACTCGCGTCTGTATCTGCTCGGTTGTTGGAATACCCAATGCCTCGAATATTGATTCTCTCATTCCCATATTGATGCCTTCCGTTTTGATTTGTATACATTCATATCGATGTCATTTATAATCACGCCAGCCGGTTCAACCGACTTTTCAAGCGAGGCTAGTACGTAGCGTAGCGCATCCAAATAGTGATAGTCCTGCTTGTTGGCAATTATATCCTCGATCGGTTCGCTTGTCGCTTTGTTCATCTTTCGGCCATACGAGCCGATCTGGGCCAATGTCCCTTGACAGGTATCAAAGACGAATAGCTTATTTTTCTTCATAACGCCATAAACCCGATTGATGCCAACCCAAACATCGGAAACCTTAGGCTCCCTAACGGGTAAACCGGCTGCTCGAAATTCGTTGCGCCACTGGGCCTCGCTTTTCGCCCCACCAAACCAGAGGGAACAATTCCAAGCACTCAAGTCCTTGGCGTGACGCTGTGATGTTCTTCCACCCTCATGATATTCTTTTGTCAAATAGTAGTCGCCGGTATCTGGATTCTTTCTTATCAGCAGGCAAACCGTGTTCGTCCCGCCATAGTCCATTCCACCATAAGCGGGCCAGTTCTTTGGAATAGCGAATGGTGCTATTGAGCATAGTTCACTATTAAATGTACCATAAATCATACCAGGAGGCTTGTCGTACAGTCCCCGATATTGCATATTGACTACGTGTTCGGGCATTTCCTGTAAAGCCTGGTCGTATTCTGCTTGCGGAAACGATGGATTGATTACACTGGCAAAGTTTATGAACTCAATATCCTCTCGCCCATTAATCCACTCGTCGTAGAGTTGTCGAAGCCAGTTGTACAAAACATACAAGGTCGTTGTCCCTAGCACATTACCCCTGGATAGCGATAGTCGCCTGCGAACCGCCCTCCATGTTTCGGCGGTGAAGCTCTCCATCCCGCACTCGTCCAACCAGGCTGCATTTGCCGTTGAGGATTCCAGTCCGCCATAAGACTCAGCCGAGCGTAAAATGATGCGCCCCCACATATTGTCATCTGACCGTTTAGCCCAGAATCCCTTCTCTGGATCGCGTAGCTCGATTATCTTATCACCAGCCCAATACCGCCCCTCGCCTGTTGTATGCTCGAATAGCTCTCGAATGGCCGGTAGCATCTTGAGCTTGAATAAATCATAGGTTGCCGTAACGGCTAGATAATCACCGGCCATCCGCCCTATATCCTGATGATAAATCTCCCGCCGTAACCAATGTGGGCCGAATGACGTTTTGCCACCCTGCGTTCCGGCGGTGGCAAAAACAAACCGCTTGGTGCAATCCCAGATGTTCCACTGACCAGAATGAAAGTCGAGCGATATTCCACCATCATCGGTCACATGATACGGTTGCGCTATAGCCTTTCTAAGCATCGTCTTGCTGCCTGTTTTCGGTGATGTAGGTAATGGACTTTACCTTGCCATCAAGACTAATGTCTTGTCGCTCTGGCGCATAGATACCCAGGATTTTACACCTTTGCTCAATACACCACTGAACGCCAGATAAATATCGTGGGTCGCCAACTCTATCCTCAACCGACTGCGCCTTTTCTACGTAGTTCGGTTTATTATCCCCCTGCGTTTTTGCCTTCTGCGAGGTCTTTTTAACCTCGTCCTGACTTCGCTCCCAGCCCGACCAGTATTCACGTTCTAGCTTATCAATACGGGCAAGCTCGGTTGCCTTGGCCTGATTAAAGTCCTTAATAGCTGAGTCAACCCACTGTTGTCTAATAGCTTCAAGGTCGCGACTTATCGTTGACTGATTGACTCCAAAATGATCAGCAATAGCCTGTTGCGTCCACGCCTCCAAATACAGCTTGGCAACCTCTTTTCGCCTTTCTGTGTACGCCAGTCTTTGCTGTCTTTTATGCATGCTATGTTATGCGTTTGTCATATTTTAGATACCCAATGTCTCGGCATTCGTTTTCGCTGCAATACCGAGACATTGTTTTCTTCTTATTTGTTTATGCTCGAATGGTTAGCTGATTTCGATGGTCATCTCCTTATCGGGTATAAGATATGTCACCGGCATTACCAGATAGCCAATGACGAGCTTCAGAATAACACTGCCTACAATAATGCTAATCAACGCATCAACTGATACTGTACCGGCGAAGGCAAGAACAGCGAAGAGAATGCCGTCTAGCGGTGCGCTAACACCGTTACTCAGTATAACCCTCATGCCCTGCCACTTACCCTTGAATCGAGGTTGCGCCCAGTGATAAACCTCGGTGTCAATTAGCTCGGCACAAACCTCAGTGATAATACTGGCAATAACAACTCTTGGAACCAGTCCCAAGACCGCGGCGTAAGCTGCCTGTGACTCGTCGGTATAAAAACCGGCCTGTGGTAGCCATATTGTAATCTGAAACCACATCGCCATACCGATATTCATAAAGGCGGCGGCGAATATTGCCGCCCTTGCCCAGCCGCGTCCAAGTCTCTTGTGCATAAAGTCACGCCATGTAAACGTTACCGCATAAAGCAGCGAACCGGCGGCGATGGTAACACCAAAGACCTCCGTAAACTTGGCGACCGTGATGTCAGCGATTAGCTGAATTGTAATATAGCCCGCAACCAGAAAGGTGATTGCGAGGATTGTTTTTCGTGGTAGTTTGGAAAGTGAAATTTCACTTAGCATTTATTTTCTCCCTTTTATTCTAACGATGGCTCCAGGTTTAACCCCAGCGAATTCCAGTCACTTATATGATGCTTCCAGTTTCTTTGATGCATAGTTGCGCCATAAGCCGCCATAAAAACGGCCTTCTGGCTACCTCCCTGACCGAGCGAGTCGGACGCAAGCAAATATTTATAATTCTTACTTAGTTCACTAAAAGGCTTTCCATCCGCTTTTGGCTTTAGACCAGCCCAGCGAATGGTAGACATCCACGACGATGAGTCTGCACTGTCAATTATATATGAGTTTGCCCACTCATTCGGAGTGAGACCAAGTAAATGAATCCATAGATTTGGATACTTGCGTTTTCGCTCCCAAACAATAGCAACCAAACGCTTTCTATCTGGGCGACTGGCTTGAACCACGTTACCCATACAAATGCGATCATATCGTTCAGCTAAAAAGTCGAAATAATCCCACCCATCATTAATCGGATGATAAATCGGAACCGGCCTTAGTCCCTCGTCCTCGAGCATAGTTCGCAGTCTGGTTTTGTTATCTTTTCCACCCTGATCTAACTCAAAATATCCCCATGATTTTTCACCATACTGTTTGCAAACCCTTATGTATCGTTCTTGTAGTATATCCCAGCCATCAACCTTCTCTGGAGTAAGCGAAAGCGCCGCATCCATTGACATGTTGTTTGCTTTTGCATGTTGATTAGCGAAGGCATATACGCCACTGTCAATAATAACGCTCTTGTTTTCGTTGAGCCAATTATTCAAGAGGTTTAGCGAGTTATCCGTACCCAGCTCGTTCATGGCTATTAATAAATATTTGTGCATAGAGGAGGCAACGTCTACCCAGGCGGCACTACCGGCCAAAAAGTATTGCTGTCTATCGTCGCTGTTCCACCTGCCAGCCGTTTTTCTTAGCTCGGTCATAATGGCGGCTCTAGCTCTAAACCCAGCGATTTCCAGTCGTTCATGTGTTGTTGCCAGTTCTTTTGTTGTATGTTCGCCCCATAAGCCGCCATACTAATAGCCTTTATGTTACTCTTTTCATATGGCGCATCTCCTCCGAGCACATAGCGATAGTTTATATTTATCTCGCC